GTACGGATGGACCGACGCGCCGTCCTGCGGTTCGTGCAGCAACGTTGTTTGGCCGTCGAACCCGTCGTTGCCGTCCACGTCAAAGTCGGACGCGCCGCTGCGTTTTGGCCGGTACTCGTCGAACCAGATATCGTCCGGCGCAGTCTCGGGATAGAGCTCGCCGTTAAACGCGCCAAACTGCGGCGTCACGTCTGGCTTTCCGGGCACGCGGACGTGCGAATCGTCGCCGCCATGCTGGCCCCACTTCCCGATCCAAAAGTCTGCGCCAAACGAAAAGCGGTCTTCGTCGGAAGTTATTTCAAAGCACCGACGGATTTCCCAATCGTAGACAGTCCGCGCATACACCCATTGACCACCGGGCGGCACGTAGGCCGTCCAGATTGCCGGAAATGACAGGTTGACCGAGTACGCGTCAACGCACGGGAACAGCCGGCGCCACCCGTTGTAGGTCACGCCGTCCGAGTCGCCAGCGGGCGCAAGCAGCCAGAACTCGTCGGCCGCCCAGTAATTGTCCAACTGATAGACCGGGTCCGTGGATACGCCGTAGGCGATCTTGCGCGGATGGATGCCGGCCCAGTAAAACGGCGAGACACCAGTCAGTCCACCTTCGTAGCAATACGTCCCGTCCACCTGATCGGCAACATCGTAGACCGGCGTAAGCGTCGGCAGGCGCATCACCAAGCCCAGCGGCGTCAGCGTGACGGAAGACGCGGCGAACGCCTCGGGTATCTCCAGGTATTGAGTCTCGGACGCCATCCATCCGGCTTCAACAAGCACCTTGCGGCGCAGCGTTCCAATGGTGTCAAAGATTGTCGGAGGCGTCGCCGTGGACCACGCGTATTGCTGCCAGCGTTTGTTGACGCCGACAGCCGTCTGTTTGCAGTACGCGGGCGGGTAGGCCACCGAGAACGACGGGCTCCCTACGGAGATGTCCCAATAGCGGGCACCCGAGGTCTCAGCAAACAGGTTGCAGTCTAGGCTGTAGATGCGCGTCCATTGGCTCCGGTTGGTGATGTTGAGCGTCGTTCCGGAAAGCGTGCAGACGATCCCGTATCCAGCGAGCGTCTCGGTTAGCGCGGAAACGTTCGGGATTTCGATGATCTCAACGTTGCCGGCGCTATCCTGCAATCGGGCACGTCCCCACGTCAGCACGCAATCGCCGATCAGATTGTCGTCGTTCGATGGGTCGGACAGGAAGTCGCGATAGTTTTTATGGGCATCGTAGGGCACGCGAGGGTCAAGCGTCGCCTTTAGCTGATGCATCCATTCAAGGATGACCCACGGGTTTGCGATGTTGTTGGCCGACTGCGAACGCTCCAGCGCCAACGCGGCGCCGCTGTTCACCGAAGAGCTGTAGTTTTGCGGAGGTCCACCAGCAAAGAGCGGAACGTCGCCTTTGACGTACGGCCAGAAATAGCACGTCGGCAGGTTCGGGTAAGACGGTGCCCAAACCGACATCCAAAGGCCATTCGCAGCGCGACGGGCGGTCCGGCATTCGTAGGGCGGGATGGTTTGGCGAGCGGATGAGCCGTTTGGAAACTCCAAGACAAGCGTCATGGAGAACTCCGACAGGTTGTGAACCCGCCAGCAATCGTAGCGAGTCCACGTCTTTTTGACCGTGAACAGCGGCACGCCTTCGCACGCGATTTCGGCAACCGCCCGCTCGTATCTGTGCGAACGTGCCGGGACGTAGTAGGGCGGCAAGGATGTCGCGGCGAATTGCGTCCGCACCCACGATGATTGCGGGCCAAGTCCAGTGATCCACGGTTCAGGCGGCGCAAGGCCAAGCTGCACGTCGTAGGCTTTGCCGCCGATGACGCGTTGGTGGACTTCAAACGAGTGGTGAACCGCGAGAACGTCGGCGTCGGGCGTCGGGTCGGTCGCGTAGGTCCACAAGTCGCAAAAGACTCGGTTGCCGGGCACGTCCAACGCCACGGAATCTAGCTTGGCCAACTCAAATGGAACGGTCGCTTGGTCGTGGTTTAGCCGATAGACGGCGCCGATGCCTGGGATTCCCGTTCCGCTATCGTAAAGCCGTTTGACTGGCCCCTGCGTGAAAACGTACCACACGCCGTAGGGCATCGTCAGGGACCAACTGTCCGCAAGGAGCGGGGTCTTGCCCTGCAACGCGAGGTAGCATTTCCGGTCCGCACGGGCATAGAGGTTGTTTAAGTTTGCGGCCTTAAACATCCGCGCCCGCCTATTTGGGGCGAATCCCATGGGACGATGTCAGTAGAAAACGTCCGGGTCTGCAACACCGGAACCAGCGGCAGCCGTCACCTTGAGCGCGGTTCCGTTTGCGGTCTCCGTGACGGCTTGACCGGGAAGCGCAACGAGGCGTTGCCGCTCGACTTGCTCGGCCAGTTGGTTGACTGCCCGCGCAATGTCGGAACGGATGCCCTTTTCGGCAACTCGGATCCGGCGCTTCATGGGCGGGTCAGAGTTCCGTCGCGGTGGTCAGGATGTTACACGCGGCGGTGTTGGCCTTGAGATACACCGTGACGCCGGACGCGACGTACGGAATCAGCATCGACTGGCCGGCAGGAATGCGGCCGACGTATGTGCCGGTCGAGAATCCGAATTCGATGTAATTGGTGGAGTCCAAATTGACCACCTCAACGGCGTACGGAGCGCCAACGTCGGGACCAACGCTGAGGGATTCCTCGGTTGTGCCAACAGCCTGCGTGAGCGTGATGAGGTCCGATCCGCTCATGTTCGCGGTCCAGTTGTGGGTCGCGTTTGCCGTGCTGGCGCCACCCTTGGACGAATAGAGCTTGGTTGTGACTTGGATCTCGTTAGCCATGGCAAGTTTTGCGGTTGGTCAACTGTTTAGACTCGCGGGTACAACTCGGTGTCCCATGCCGCAAATGCCCACGCCGTGGACTGTTCGATAAGGTTGAGTTTCGGCTGGTAGCTGAATGAATTGTCCGTCGTCAGCCAACCCCAAGCGGTCCCTGGAGGCGCGGGAGGGTCTGCCGGCAGCCAAGCCGCGACCGTCGTGGGCAACGCGAACAGCAAGACGAGCGACGAGGTCGAGTAAATCGGCGGAATTGGGTCAAGGCGCGCTTGCTGATTGTAGGACGTGGTAAACGAGCGGACGCGCAGGAGGTTCAGCCGGGTGGTTGGGAAAGTGTCTTGCCCGACCGAGAGACGCGCAAGCAGCTTTGCGGCAAGCGGGAATTGGGCGGTCGAGAACGGCAACGCTGTGCCGGACCGTGCGGCTTCCTCAATCTGCGAGCGGTACAGACTAGGCGTTGCGCCTTCGCCAAACGCGGCCGAATATGCTGACGCCTCAGCGACAACGCCGGGCAGATCGAAGAGCGACACCTCTACGCGGTCAGACCGCAGCTCGTAACGGTCGGTGGGCTGCTCGTTGGAGATTGGCGCCGTTGGGTCGCTAGGATTGCGAGCGCCGGAGAACACCACGACGGCCGTGGACAGCGGCCCAGACTCGTCGATGCGGACCTTGCCGCCAGACTGTAGCCAGCCGACCGAGGCAATGCGGATGGCATCGCGGCTGCCGACGTATTCCATCTCCCACACGGCGCCAACCTGCGGGTCGAACGACGGGCTGCTCCGCGTCAACACGTAGTTGGACGTGCCTAGTTGGCCAAGTTCGGTTGCCATGGTCAGTTAGCGTCGATTTTGACGGCGGTTTCCTTGGTCGCCGATGCGATGGACTGCAAAAGCCGCGTCTGCTGCTCCATCATGCGGCGAGTGTCAGAGATGCCGGCGCCAAACTGGGTGAAGCCGCCAATGCGGGCGAGAGGGTCGGTCGACTGCGGCTGACGAAACGCGACTTGCTGGGCAACGGTTGAAGCGGACTTGGATCCACTTGCCATAGCTTCAAGATTGACCGTTTCCCGCAACCTTGCGCGACGCTCGCGGGCTGCGGCTGTGTCGGCTGCGGCTTGGCCCTGTTCTTCCAACGAGGAACGGAACGATTGCGCCCCTTGGTCTAGCGCGTTTTTGACGATGGAGAACGGGTTGCTGAAAAGCTGAGGATTGGTCAGAGACGGCATCAGCTTTTGAACAGTTCCCAACGCCGCGCCAATGGCTTCAAGGTAACGGAAAAGAGGCTCGACTACATTTCCGACAAGCGATCCGATGCTTAGCGTGAACGTGCGCTGCATAACCTCAATGCGGTCTCCCGCCTCATCCAGCGAAGCGACAACGTCATTACTCAACACCTGCCCAAGCTCGCGAGCTTTTTGCGCGGCATCTCCGAGTCCGTCGACCATTGCGGGAATCAAAGCGCCGGCCGATTTCCCGGCAATTTCACGAAGAGGCCCGATAAGGTTTTGAGGGTTGGCGCCACCTTCAAACGCGGCTCCAACGCGCTCGAAAATCTCTTCAATCCGCAGCGTTTTCAACTTCTCGGCGTCAATGGCGAACCGCTTGAACGATTCCAGCATCCCAGCATCGCCGCCCAGCGCCTTTGCGCGAGAGATGGCCAACTTTTCCAGCGACGCCGACACGTCGTCCAAGGAGGATCCACCCATTTCGGCAGCAACACCCATCTCTTGCAGGAACTCGGCCGAAACGCCAAGCCGCGTAGAAAGGTCCGTCAGCTTTCCAGCAAGGTCGATGGACGCTTTGCCGTACTCGGCCAGCTTGTCGACCGCAAAGACGCTGGCCAGAGTCGACCCAACCGACCGTTTGAAGTCAGCCGCAAACCGATCTCCCGCCGACTTGGCGCGGACCATGCCGGTTTCAAACTGGGTGCCGTCAAGCCCCAGCTTCACCAAGAATGACATCAGGCCCATATCAGTTTGCTCCTTCTGTGTCGGTTTTGTGGGCTTGGATCTCGGCCATGACGCGGGCGTACTCGGCGTCTGCGCGGGCCTTCAACGCTTGGTGATGCTCGCCGTTCAACTTGACGTGACCCTGCGCCTCGGCCCACGTCAGGACAAGCCGCTCGGCGTCAATCAGCGGCAGGTCCAGAGCCTCGTCAGCCGTCAACCCGATGTGGACCAAGGACAGAAGCAGCCGCTCGGGTCCGGCAGCCTCCAGCGGGTCCGAGGACGACGAGCGCAGAACGGCCAATTCGCCCTCACGATCCCAAACCCACTTGGTCAACGCGGCTGCCGAGCCGTTCCAATCGGCCTTGCGCAACTTAAACCAAGCCCACAGCTTGAACTCCAGTTTTGGAAACGGACGCGCAAGCCGCTCGGCAATCTCGCGCCAATCGTCCGAAAGCAGGAAAGCAGCCTCGGTCAGTTCTTCGACGGTCAACGGCCCAGCCTTTGCAAGCGGGTTGCCCAGTCGGGACAGAATGACCATGTGGCCTACCGTAGCAGGCCGCATTCTCAAGCCGAGGACCAATGGTGCCCCGGCCGATACGGCGTGATACAGCCGCGCCAGGGGTTTCATTGTGGGTTAGATGGAAACGGCGGCGTCGGACGAAGTGGACGCCACGCTGCCGAATCGCTTGAACGTCGCCGTCATGGTTGCGGTTCCGTCGTTGTTCATCGAAACCTTGCCGCCTCCCTGATAGATCCAGAGGTAGGTGTTCGGCGCCGAGGCAGTGTTGGTATTGATGGCGTCAGCCCACGGCCCCATCTTGATGACCGGGCAACCCGTCAGAACGGCGCGACCATTGCCGCTTGGGAACGAGGCGGAAAGCGCCGCGTTGCTGGAGGAACTGCCGGACAGAAGCGCGGTGACGTTTAGCGTAAGGCGGTCGTTGTTGGCAACGACGCTGGAAAACACCTTGCCGTCCTTGTCCTTTGGCTCCAGCGCGTCGTCCTCATGGGTAACCTCAAGGGACTGGATCGCGCCAACGGCGAGCGGCCCGCTGTTCACGGCGGTCGAGCCATCGGCGGCGTAAAGGACCATTGTCCCGCCGACGCCAAAACGGACCACCGTTCCCAGTGAGGTTGCCATATCGGTTTTTCGTTTCGGTCAACTGTTCAGGTCTTCGGCGTTGTACGTCCCCAAATGTTCATCGCCCGCGTGACGACCCGCGCCCGATTCTGCACGCTGACATCCGAGCCCGACGACGGCGTCACGAATTGGCAGTCAAAGCCGGTCTCCGTGGCTGTGGCCGCTATGTTGAGCAAGTACCATTGCTCGTTGTAGGTAAGCTCCTGCAAGCCGGTTTCCATGACGGCCAGCAAGTCGAACGTCTCGCTCTCCTCCGACTCGTCGGCCGACACGTACAGGTCGACGGACACAGGCACCTGATGCACGTCCACCTCGGGCGCGACAGGCTCCGAGCTGGTGGCGCGGACCACGATGCGCGGGAAGCTCGGCATATCATCCTGCTCCGCGATGGACTCGGACGACAAGGCGCCGCGACCGTAGGACACAAGGACCGTCGGCGCAGGCGTCGGCCACGTCAGCCCGTCCAGATACGCCTTCACGGCCTGCTCGGTTTTCAGTGCGACGGCGTTCATTTTATCTCAAATCCGTTAGGTTTTAGCGCTTGCTCGTAAATATCGCCGAAGGTGGCGCGGAGCATCCGGTCCATCTCCGCCGTCTCGTCGGCCATTACGCGGGATCCCGTCTGCGAATAGATGCCGTCAACGGTTGCTTCCTGCCCATCGGCCACGCCAGCAACAACCCGCGCCGATGCGGTTGGATTGACGCCATCCTGCGCCTTGGACGCTCGGGCGTTGTTGCCGCGATGGCTGCCGACGTTCTCAATCTCCACGCCGTACTGGCGGGCAAGTTCGACGTAAGCGCCGTTTGCCTTGATGACACGGTCAACCCGCTTTCCGTCAGCACTCTTGCCGCGACGCGTGGCGCCGGCGGCTGTGAAACCTGGGGAGATGCGGCGAATCGCCTTGAGGACACCCGACTTGATGTAACCGACCGAGCCAATGGCGCGGCGGCGTACAATCGCGGCAGCAGCCTTCATCCGCTCGCCGTACAGGCCACGGGAGCCGGACGGCAGCCCTTTCAACTCAAACGGCTTGTTGCGGTTCATGGCCTGCGCGATTAGGTGGACGCGTTGAAATTGATGGTTCTTGCCGCTCTTTGGTGGGCTTTTCCTTTGTTGGCTCACCGGCGCATTCAGGTAAGCCCGAATCATCTGCCGACGCTCCTTCATGGACCGAGGCGGCAGAAGGACCAGCATCCGGACGAGGATAAAGAACAGCCGCGAATTGATGGCGTCTGCAACCCCGCGCTTGGAGTGCTTGGCAAGCAGCAGCATGGCCCGGTCAAAAGCCGTCTTGTCCACTTGCACGATTGGCGTCATCGGTTGTTCGGGCCGAGTGCGAGGATGTAATGGGACTGCGACGCGGACAGCGTGCAGGACAGAATGCGCCACGTCGTCGCCTGATACGTGACGCGCCGTCCGACAACCGGCTTGCGCTGGCCGCCTTGGTCGACGGTGTAAAGCGTCGAATCCACCGTGACGAGGGTTGAGTCCGCAGTCAGCCAATCGTCGAATTGGACAAACAGAGACAGGCCGCCCGTGTTGTCGAAGCCGCCGACGATTGGTGAATTTGCCTCCCGCTCGTCGTTGGGCACGCACGCAACGGAGCGCGAGGTTCCATCTGGCAACGTCCACGCAAACGTCTGGTTGCCAGTGTACCCGGCCAACGCGTTAAGCGCGGCGCGGCAGCCTGCGGCGAGAGCGTTCACGGCAGGGGATTGGCGCCAGCCGCGAGACCCTTAGCAACGCCAGCAGCGATGCCCTCGGCCATCTGGGAGTCCTTGGACGCGTATCCCTTCATGTGCAGCGTTCCGTTAGTGCCAACCTGCAACTCGGCAATGGTCTTCTGGAAGCCAAGGCTGCGGTACGTCCACCCCGAAGGATGCGAGACGGACGTGCATCCGACCAAGCCGGTGCACGCGGCGACGATTGCGGTTTTCCTCATTGTTTTACCCTTTCAAACAGTCCGCGAAAGTCCAGTTCCAACATTGTCGTAGCCTCCTCGTCAAGGTTCTCGGCGTTGCGGTACTTAACGAAACGTCCCGACACGGCCAGCACGCGGTACAGCGCCTCACCGTCCACGTTGCCGCGCACCTTGTAGATGCTGCCTACTTCAATTTGCGTCTCCATTTTTTGGTCCAATCACGTTCACGGTGAGACTCCCATGCCGCCTTTCCAAACCACCGGACTCCCCAGTACGCCTTCCAGGCGTCGTAAGACGAGCATCCCTGGCTTTGCAGAGCCTCTTTGAAAATCAGGTCGGCCACCTTTTTACTCTCCAGACCCTCGTAGTACAGCCAATCATGCAGCACCGGAGACGCGCTGAATGCCGCCTTTCGCGACAGAAGCTGAAACCGGCCAACCCACGACGATGCAAAGTCGGTCACAAATCCAACCGGCACTCGAATCGGCTCGCCTCGGTGAGTGTCATACGCTAGCGACCGGTACAGGATCGGCTTGGACAGCGTAAACCGCTCCCCGTCCGAGGACCACGACCCAGTCACTTCTTCTGTTCCCAGTAGAAAAGGCATGGTAATTTCTACTGGCCAAAACCTGTCAACCGCCAGCGATTCGACCGGCTCCGGTCAACTTGTCGGCCAAGCGATTGATCGCCGTCGTGTTGCCTTGGATAGCCTGCTCCAGTTGGCGCATGACTTCGTGATTGTCGCGGACGATTTCCTTTAGCTCGGTGCCGTGTTCCTCGCGGAGCTTTTCCAGCGCCTGCGCGTGCGCTTTCTCGGTGTCAATAAGCTGTTGCCGCGCCGAGTCCGATTCACGGAACTGGCGCATGGTCAACTTGTAGACCGCCCAGCCAAACGCGCAGAAAAACACGATGCCGACGACGACAAGGAAAACCATCAGTTGCCACGGGTTTTGCAACTGCTGGCTCACCCCGACGACTTGGTTGGCGACGTTGTCCACGGTGTTGGTTGGGTTCACGGCGCGTTAGTCAAAATGGTCGGCATGGCGGATTTCAATTCCTCACGGACCAGCACCAGCGACGGCGATATGTTGGTCGCCTGAGCCCAAGGCAATCGCACAGAACGAAGTTCCTTAAACGTTGTAGGCTTCCCATCAACACGAATAACCTCCTCGTACATAGCCGACACCGTAATCTCACCGCTGGCTGGATCCGCGTCGAAAACAAAGCGGCGCCATTCCTTGGTCTTCACCTCCGTCACTGTGCGCGTGGAGGTCGAGACGGTGATGGCGTCGTCCGGCACTTGCGCCAAAGCCGCAACTGAAACGAGTGCAATGATGGTTTTTTTCATGTCATTTACTTTCCAACCCAAGCTCCGCCTTCGCGAACATAGAAATAAGGACTTCCACCAGTCCTCATGTAAATTGAGCCATCTGGTTCGGACGCTGACGGAACGCCGGAACCGGTTGTAATCGTGGGCCCTCCAGCCCCCATAATAACTTTCCCGTACACTGTTATATTGCCGGTTCCTTCAACCTGAAATCTGGTTGTGCTGACATTGTCCAAAACGCGAAAAAGCGCCGTAGTTGCTCCAGTAACCCTAAGCCTAAATCCGGATGCACCATTCGATGCTACTGCGTCAAGAATAGGGGAAGAAGCAGTCATTGTTGCATTGCCATCGTTTTCCCACGCCCACACATCGGCTCGCGTGGAAGATCCGTTAGGAGTTGTTTGCACAACAACCCTAGTTCCGTTTGCCCCTGAACTCCAAGTTTGCGACGCCTCTCCTCGGATTGACCCCCTTGCGGTTGTTTCAGAGGAGCCATCATATCCAGACCAAAAAGAGGCTCCAAGCCTGTCACCGCTTGCAATGGTTGCGGGAGACGCAGACGTGCCATTGATGCGTCGCTGATTTACGTCAGCTGCGCCAGCGTAGGCTTTCACCAATTCGCCAGGCGACGTAACTGTTCCTCCAGCCGTAATCTGACCTCCAGCGGTAAAGTTTCCGTTTCCGTTCTCAAACAAAAACGGAGCGGATGTCGCTTGATTTGTCCCGCCAATGCGAACATTGGCGCCAAGCGCATAGATGAAATTCGTTTTTGCCGGGGAATCCGTATCAGTCAACGTCACGGCTGGAGTCGCGGATTCAACGGTCAAACCCGAAAGCTTTCTCGACTGGGACACATACGGAACCGCGGTTCCTACATGGCAGTAGGTAGAAGACAGCTTGTAAGCCTTTCCATCAGATGCGTTGATGGTCCAGGTGTCAAGGTAGCCGGTTCCGAAATAAAGTCGTGGGCTTTTAAAGCTTACTGGAATTTGAACTTCGGAGCCCTTTGCCCAAGAAACCGAAAGAAGCTGCCCATCAAAAGACATTGAAAAATCAACATACTCGCCAGTTATGTATGAACCCAAATCGTAATACGCTCCAGTTTCAGCCGAGTACGCTTCAACGCGGGTTGAGTTTGCGTTTCTGCTTACAATGTCAATTCGTGAAGGCTTTGGGCCAATGGTTGCTATGACCTGATCATATCCACTTGTTTTGTTTGTAAGTAAAACCTGCGTTCCGAAGGCAAGCTGTTGACCAGGGGTGAATGGAAACAGCTCGACGCCAGCAGAGCCGGTGCCGGTTACTGAAAGGACGGAATCTGATCCAATGGTAGAGCTGTAAGCATTTCCGCGAACGGAGTTTCCGGTTGCAGACCATGACGCCAGCCATGTGGAATTGTTGCTTCCGGCATTTGGATCCGCTGCCCAGTAATCAAACGAAAGCGTTCCAGGGTTTGTTTCTGTTCCAGACCAATCTGAAGCGCCGAGAGCCGATTGGTCTACACCGTGCAAATAGCGATGGTTGTCGGCCGTTGCAACAACTCCATTGATGATGGACAAATGCCTGACTGCGCCGCTAAATCTGGCAAGCGACGAGCCTGGCTGCGAAAGCCCTATATTTAATACGGATCCATTCAGTCCATTAGGAGAACTAAGAGATTTTGTTTGCGTAGTTGCCGTTCCCGAAGCATCAACCACATGCGCCGTCACGGAAGTGGAGCCGCCGTCATACGAAAGACCTACATAAACCCACTGATTTGTCGGTATTGATAGTGTTTCAAATGTGACGTTTTGAGGCGAAGTTCCGGAATAAACAGTGAGGAAAGGAACCCCTGAAAGAGAAGCCAAGGCCGCACCCTGATACCCAACAAGTGAACGGAAATCAAAAAACGTCTCGCTAGATGCGTTATTTGTGCGAAACAGCCACATTCCAGAACTAAATTGGTTTGTGGAAGACCAAATGTCTGTTGAAGCAACAGACGACATAGTGGAATTTGCCCCATGCTCAAAATACGCTGGCGGCCCAGCCCTAAATGCGACCTGTGGATTAACGTAGTCGTTTCGCCTAGGCAGCAGGTACAGCAAAGACGGATCCGGAGCAGGAGAAATTACAGCAGACTTTATCGACCTTGGAACACTTCCTTGAGAATAGATTACCCTAACATCGGACGTGGTAGCGACAGCTTGAGGATATGCGACAACCGTTTCGTTTCCACTAAAAGGAACACCGAAAACCATATCGTCCATCCCGTATCTGCTAAACAACAAAGCCCCGTTATATCTGTCATTAACAAATCCTCCACCTTTCCAATCGTTTGCAAACCCAATCTGGCGGGGATATTTTCCGGATTGGGAAACCATTCCTAGACGACTAGATGGAGTGTCAATTCCAACAATTTGCAAAGGACCGAAAACTGCCCCGTCGCTGTATCCTGTTGCAGTCAATAGAAAGCTGTTGTAGCCAAAATTCTTGTAATCAAGATTTCGGCAATAGAGCCTGATCGAACCGTCCGGAGCTTGCTGAATAACAGGCTCCCACGTAACGTAATTATACCCAGGAAGTGTAGTGGTTCCACCAATGTTCCAAGTTACTCCTCCGTCGTCGGTGTAAATTACACCAGCTCTTTTTTGGATGACAAAAAAATTATCAGAAGAAGTCCACCCAGAAGGTAAGGGAGAAACCTGATTTGTAGCCATCCAAACAATCGGAGCAACCACGCGACCGCTTTGAAGCTGCAACGGATTCTGAGTTGGGAATCCGTAGAATGTCATTCCACTTTCGGTGTAGTTGAGGCTCAGTAGATTATTTGTCCATTTTCCAGTCGGGGACGTAAGACGAGAGAAATAAATCCGCTGTCCAGTCGGATACGTCAGCGGAAGCTGCTGGCTCCAAATCGACCACAATTCCGACCCGACAACAACCATGCTCGGCTGCCACTGGATGTCGGAAGAATAGGAATAGGTAACAGGATTTGAAGACGTGGACGCATCGACAAAGACGGGAACAGGAGAAGACCACGTAACGAAGTCGGTTGACGTACTCTGCAAATTGACCTGTCCAGGATTTGATTCGTTCTGGTTTGTGTTTGCGTTCCATTGCGCAAACCATGTGCCTCTATAGTAGGCAAGTGACGCGTCATGGTTGTATTGAAAACCAGACGAAGACGAGTCCAATATGAACCGATTGGTTGCAGTTGGTTCGTAAATAGAATAGCTTGTTTGACTGTAAAACAGCCGGTTTGAAATGGTTGCAATTCCGTTTGTAGTAAAACCAATTTGCGAAGAAAGCCAAGCCGTGTTTGTGTTAACCTTGCTGAACGCGCCGCGCAGCGTGTCGCCCGTGCCGTCATTTGCGGAAGTTCCAATAACGACATTGGTAATCTGGCCAAGCGCCAGCAGCGGCAGCAGCAGGAGCAGGAAAAAAGTCTTCATTGCGCGTCAAAAGCAGCCCGTCAACCGCACTCACAAAAGAGCCCCGCCCACCTTGTCAGCGGACGGGGCTTGAACCATGAACACAGACGAAAATCAGCCGAGCACAGTCGCCACAAACTCAGGCTTCCAGACCATGGCCTGATACATCGTGGTGATGTCCAGCATGTTCATACCGTAGCCCTTGTAGAGGCGCACGTCAAACACGAGGCCGGACACGGGGTCAAACACAACCATGGACTCGGAAGCGGCGTCGCCACCATCGGGCATCGCGGGCGGGCGGATGATAAGCTCCACGGCGGCGCGATGGAACATGACGTTGCCGGTGTAGTTGTTGCCGATGGTCAACGCGTTGTTGTCGGGGATCGCGCCGCGCAGACCGGGCAGGTTGAGAACCGCGTCACCGGCAGAGGCGATGCCGGTCTTGACCACGTAGTTGCGGCCGGAACCAGCGCCCGACGCAAAGGTGACCACGTCGCCGGCAACCACGGTGCCAGAACCGGTGTCCAGCGGGATCGTGGTCGAGCCGGTGACGAGGCTGGCGCTGTTGGTCTGGTAGGAGGTGCCGGTGCCCTTGGTGTGGGAGGCAACGCCAGCCGACTCCTTAATCATAATGCCGCTGATGTCCAGCAGCACGCCTCGACGGAGCAGGTCGGCGGTTCCGGCCTCGTTGACCTTGTACAGGTTCGACAGGTTGCGGAAGTTGGTGCCGGCGGCGGTGTCAATCACCAGCGAGACGGAGCCATCCTCAACCGGGCAGCCGTTGTCCTTGAGGATCTGGCGGGCCGAGTTGATGACGTTGTGATTGCTGGCAAACGGCGTGGTGCCAGCGGTGCCGACCGCTCGGCTGGCGCCGTTCTTAACCACGGTGCCAAGGTGAGCCTCAATGGTGTTCCGGATTTTGCGGAACGACTGCGCCAGAATGTTGTTGGTGTAGTCCTCCTTGCTGGAGCAGTTGGCGAGCTGGAGCAGCGCGTCACCAGTCAGCGGGACGCGGACGTTGGCGACCTGACCAAGCGAAACGGACTCGACGGTAACGGTCACGTCGTCCGCAGCAGGAATGGTCATTGCCGGGGTGTACGACGTGTTAAGCGTCGGCTCGGCGGTGCGGATGGACTTCACGCTGCCGTTCAGGCTGACGCGCTCGGATCCGTTGGCGTTGACGAGAACGCTGGTCGAGAAGCCCACCGGCTCCGCAGCGACGATGTCGCGGGAGCGATAGATGATCTCGGTCAGCCCGGAGAGTGTGATGGTGTTGGCCATGTGATGGTGTCGGTGGTGCTGCTGTTAGTTGGAAATCTTGCCGCCGTTGCGGACGAAGTCGTTGCGCTCGCGGAACGAAAGCGCGTTGAACTGCGCGAAGGTAATCGACGCGACCTTGTCCAGCTTGGTGTCAGAAACGGGCGCGACGCCGACCTTGGCGAGGATGTCGGCGGCTTTGGTCTCGGCCGACGTGTTGGCCTTTTTGAGCGTCTCGTTCTCGGCGACCACGGCCGCGAGCTTGTCGGTGGCCTCCTTGGCGCTAGCCTCGGCGGCGGTCAGCTTCTCGGTCAACGCGTTGGCGGCAGTCTCAGCGTTGTCGCGCTCAACCGTCAGCTTTGCAACCTGCTCACGAAGGGCGGGCACCTCGGCAAGAGCAGCGGCGCCACCCTCAAGGGCGGAAAGCTTGTCGAGCTTGGCGTCGAGGCCGGTGAGCTTGGCGGCGATGTCGCCAACGGACGCGAAGATTGCGGAAAGGCTGGCCATGTCGCAAACGTCGCGCCGGTCAACTGTCAGGCCAGCGACCGCGCAATCTCCGCAGCGTCGTCAAGACTCGTCACCACGTCGTCAATCAATCCGTGCTCCAGCGCCTCCATTGCGCGAAACATCCGGCCATCCATCACGGCGTCCTGCACCTGCGGGCGTTTCTCGCGGATGGTCGCCTTAAACTCGCCGAGGAGCTTCTCGACTTCTTCCTGCGCTTGAAGCTGCTGCTTTGGCGTCAGCGAAGTCCCAGGGAATCCCGCGCCCTTATGCTCGCCGCTGCTGAACATCTGCACCTTGGCGCCGAGCTTGGCGTAATACTCCGAGATGTCGACGAACACGCGGAACACGCCGATTGAACCAACCTCGGCGCCTCGGGTCGCCACGATCTGGTCACACTGGGACGCCAACCAAAAACCGGCCGATGCGATAGCGCCCGACGTGTAAGCGACGACGGGCTTTTGCATGGCCGCTATGGCGTCGGCCGTCTCCATCACACCGGCAACCGTCCCGCCCGGAGTGTCAATGTCGAGGACGATGGCGACAACCGTATCGTCGTCCTCGGCGATGCGGATTTCCTCCTGAATGTCGAGGTAATCGACGACACCGGAACCGCGCTCCATTGCGCCAACCTTGCGGGCCAGCACGCCACCGATCGGGATGTAAGCGATCCCGTCCTCAATCCGCATCTCGTCGACTTCAACCTCACCGCCGCAGGTATCCACCCCGGGCTCCCGCGCCTCGGTCGGCAGGAACCCGACACGCTGCCCAACGATGCGGGAAATGTTGCCGTGCGTCACCGCGTCAATCAGCCACGGCCGTTCAAAGACCTCGCGAATCAGATGCAAGTTTTTCATTCGGTGGGTTGCGTTTGCTCGGTCATTGCGGCTGCGGAATTGGTGACGGAACTGTAGGCTCCAGTATCGCGGAGCAGAACAAGCGCGGTTTCAAACGGCGTGCCGGTTTCGGCGGCGATTCGCTTGGCGGCGTCAATAAGCTCGCGGGTCTCGGTCTCGCGACGCGACACCACGTCGTCATACCACAGGCCGAGACGGGCGCACGCCTGCCGGCCCGTGATCCACCCCGCCTTGTACTGGTCAAGCGCAACCTGCGCGTCGTACTTCTTGTCCGCCGTCAGTTCGGCCGGCGACAGGTAATCCCATTTGTACCACTCGTCCGAGCGCGGCAGGATGCCGAGGATTTGCGCTTTAGCGATACGGTAACCGTCCATCCGCCGAAGCGCTGGAAAAAGCATCCGCTCCCGCAAATGGTTTAGGCGCCGGTTGCACAACTCCAGCACAACGCGCATCTGCGCCCCGCCGGCTCGGCCTTGGTCAAGCGCGATGTCGATTGACCAACCGATGGACGCGATGGCTTGGCGAAGGATTGAATGCGAAAACTCCCGCTGATTCTGCGTCGGACGGTCGCCCGTGACCGCCTCAACCTTGGAATTGCTGCCGGCGCGGAAGTAGCGGATCTCACCTGGAATTAGCTCGCGCACAGCGACAGGAACACCGTCGGTTGTCGGCTGGCCTTGGGCATTCAGTCCGCCAGAGCCGAAGCCGAGAATCTGGTTGGCGGTTTCGGTTGGACCGCCATCCTCGTTGTGGACGATGAGCGATTGCCCAGCGAAAACCTTCTGCGAAACCATCTCCAACCGGCGCGACTCGCTGACATCCTGACAGTCGAGAATGGCAGCAACCAGCGGCGGAATGCCGCGCACTTGGTCGGGGTACTCCGGAAGAAAAACGGGCACGATGGAATCGGCGGAAACGTAGCGGTCCTCTTTGGACGTGTCGCCGAGGATCTGGTAGCCGATGGGCCGACCCACGTCGTTGACCACCACGCCGTCCTGGATTCGGTATCCATCGAACGGCCCACTGATGACCTTGGTAAGGCCGCGGCTGCCGATGCGATGCGCTGGAATGTGCTGAAACTGTGGGTAACCGTTGGACGTCTCGGTCAGCAACACGAACGAGTCGCCGTCGCGCAGGTAGCACAAAAGGAGCATTTCCTTCAGCGCATCCATCGTGAAGACGCCGCCATTGACGCAGCAGACCCGGTTGTTTTCGTAGAGCCAACCCTCAGCCTGCCTGCCCCATTCGACATCCAATCCATCAAATTGCTGTTGGATGCCGGTCGCGCCATACTCGGCCATCTGGTTCAGCGCCGACCGCACCGGGGACGCGTTCTGGTACAGGTAGCGCCCCATGCTGACAAGCGCCTCACGGGAATAGCGCGTGACCAGTCGCGACGCATCGTCGTTGAAGTCCTCGACGTATCGCCGTTGCCCATCGTAGCGCCTCGCCACAGGCTCCGAGAACGCAATGGCGTTGCGGTATTGCTCGGAGCCTCGCCGATCCGTGATCTTGAATGGTGCTTCGGCCATGGCTTACGGGATCGGGTTGATGGGGTTGGACCGGAAAAAAGAAGGCATCTCGGACTGCGGCTGCAAGTTGGCCAATGGGTACGTTGTCGGATTGATGACGTACAGAGCACGCTGAATCATCCGCAGCCGGGTCAGTGCGGAATACTGCGGAGCGCGTCCAAACGAAGTCCCGCCAGCGCCGCCGGAAGTCAGGGCGCCACCCTCGGCAATCTCGTCTTGGACCTTGCGTCGCGCCGCCAATAGCTCGGCCTCGGTCCATCCGATAAATGGGTTGAAGGCCATTTGTCCGTTTTTGCAAGTCAACTGTGAATTGACTTTTCCAGTCGACGGCCCCTTGTTGACACCATGCTCGACATGGATGCAGCCGACCACCCGCTAGCCTCGGAAGCCCCGCAGGCAGACCCGATTGACGAACTGGTGTCGGAGCTTGTCGCGTCGGACCGAGAGCCGGACACCATCGACGCCATCGTGCGCGAGTGGGCAGACGGGCGCGGGTCCATCGGCGCGTCGTCCATGTCGGGCGCTTTGGTGGACGTGCTCCATATGTTCACCGAGAAAAACCGCGACGGGCGCATCCTCGCCTATGCGCTGTTGTTCGTCCTCAACAAGTGCCCGCACTCCATGCACGACGTGGCCAAGCTCATCGGCTGCACCCGTGCCGCCATCTCGAAGGAGAAGCGCATCTTGGAACGTCGCCTCGGAATCCAGAGCCGCGTGTCCATGGACGACGAAGCCCGCGAGGATCGGGCCGCAGCGTGCCGCAAGCGCGGGCAGAAAAAGCCCCGTGGCCGTCAGTGGATCGGAGCGCAATTTTTCCGAATCAAAAGCACACCATGAACATCCAGACATCCGACATCGCTAACATCCGCACCCTTGCGGCCACGCTTGCCGCATCCAAGGACTCGGCATTCATCGCGGCATCCAAGGTCGTCAACGCAGCCGCAGCACTTGGCCAAGCGTTGGAGCCGCACCAAGCCGAGCTTGCGGACATCGTGGCGCAGCTTGCCGACGTTGGCGGCGATCACCCCGTAACTATTGAACGCGCCCGCGATTGCATCCGGGTCGCCAAGCGCATCAAAGAAACCGGCGGCAAGCTCGACTCTGCCGACTTCCGCCAACTCCTGATGTGGACCGAGCTTGTCCCCGCTCCAGAGCCGCGCAACCCAGAGCCGGGCAAGCCCATCAAGATCCTCGCTTGGGTGTCCCGCGTTGCTGCTCGGATCCCTCGACTCAACCCCGACGAGAGACGGCAGCTCCGCGACTCGCTCACCGCGCTCCTTCGGCAGCTAGACCGGTGATCGGTCAGCGCCTCCACTTGTCCATCTCACGCTGCGCCTGACGGTTCTCCCATCTCTGCCGGCGCAGGTCTTCCCAAATCACGCCGACGCAAAAGCCGCACGCAAAGACAACGGCCAAAAGCAATGCGTGCGCGGTTGGCATCAGAACTCAAATATGGATTGGCTTTGAATGCCAGCGCCAATGTCGTATTTTACTGACTCACCCTTGGGGTACTTTTCAACCTGATATCGAAGCGCCGACCGCATCGCTTTCCGCTCGTACCGGTTCCCAACGAAGAACACATACCGATGCTTCCTCGGCCTCGACTCCAGATAGAACCGATCCCCGTATGTCTCCCGCATCCACTCCGCACGGTTCTCCTTGCCACGACTCCGATCCGCCACCGTCGCCCCATGCAGATGCTCCTCCCCCTTCACACGCCAATCCGTCCGGACCGCTGACAATCCCGTGTAAAGGAAGTTCGTCGCTTGATACACGTACCCGACATGGTTCCTCCCAGTGTCCGCATAGCTCACCACAACCCTGGGACTCGGCAGCAACCGCAACGAACGCCCCACCAATACGCTTGCGACGTTCTTCCTGTTGTCACAACACAACCGATTAAGCTCCAAAACTTTGTCGCACCATTCCGGCCCGCACAGGCCCGACCGCAAAGGCGCACTTGATGGAACACCGTACGTGACAACCCCAACAAGCAAAGAGCCGTCAAAAGCCCCAAAGGCGTGCGAAATTGGACACGTCCGCTTTGCGTAGTGGCGAACAAGCAGCCACGGCAAAGCCTCTGCGGTTTGAATCGGCTCAACCCTCAAGCTTCCGATGTCTTTTTGCCCACTCATCAGAACTCAATCATCCCCGCATCGGCAAGGATCGTGGACATGATTAGGACCATCTTAGCGCAGTCCCAGGCGTGGTTCTCCTTGGAGTGGGCAACCCATTTTTCGATGGGCCTTCCATTGGCGTCCTGCCCTTGCTCGCGATGCTCTGAACTCATCTGACGGTGATACTCGCGGGCCTTGGCCGAGTCAGGTTCCTTGGTCGGTTCCTGCCAAAGCCCCTTGTCGATCATGCGTTGCAAACGACTCGCCATTGAATCAGACGAGAAGCGGACCACAGTAACAAGCCGCTCCCTTGCCTGCGCCGTTGTGCCCTCGTAGGCGTCCACTTCGGCCGGCGTGGAATATTGCTTTTGGATCGTCTCAAACTCGCCAGAAACCTTGCGGTGGCGATGCGGAAACCATTGCGCCTTGTCGCCGATCAAACCAACCCCACGTCGCGCAGCAATCATGCGGAAGACGCTGTTGTCCTTGTTGCGGTTGTAGTTCACGTCCACGGCGAAGACGCTTGGCTTGAACTGTTCGCGCACGTCGTCAATGGCCTCGGTGGTCTCGCATTTGTCATAGTACAAGCGCCGGACAACCCCGCCCTTTTTGGACACCGCGCAGACCATTACCCAATAGTGCATCCGCTGCACGTCCACAGTCATAATCACCGCGCCTTGGTCCTCCCATCCTTCGGCGGCTTCGTACCGGACGAACTCGTGGACGATGGAATGGACGGACCTGCCCTGCGGGTTGTCGTGCTCCGCAAGGCGCTTTTGAATAAACAGCTTCAAAGGCTCATAGTTGCCCATGGCCTGCGCCTTCCGTGCTCCTAACCACTCGCGCACAAGCTCTGGCCACGGGAAGTCAATGAGCGCGTTCCAATGGAACAGCACGCGTTCCGGCGCGGTTGCCGCGTCCCATCCTTTGTATCGCCCGCCAGAGTTCCATTCGCCAATGGTCTTTGATCCCCACGGATGCCGATGGCGGCACGCCGGGCATTCAACCGCCGAGGTCGCGCACGCGAGGTCAATGTCCACGTCGATGTCATTCGACTTCTCGGACTGGTAGACCATGCCGTAACGGCTGCCATCCTCGCGGTAAGCCGTCCACGCGGGCGCGAAGTGCTGGCCACAAGCCGCGCACGGGACTTCCCACTCATACCGAGTCGCCGCGTCGCCGTGCATCTGCCAGTCCGTCCCGTGCGCCCCGCCCTGCGAGATGCACAGAAACTTGTGATTCCCAAGCCGCACGAAGTCGCCGAGGCGGCCCTTGGCTTCGTGCAAGATGCCAGCGCCGTACTGCCAGCACTCGTCTAGCACGACCACGCGGAAGCCCCGCGCTTGCAGGTTTGACCTCGCTGCACCCTTCACAAACAGCGGTTGGCCGTTGGTGAAAACAACCTCCTGCGCCCGCGTCTTGAACCGATCCGACTGATACATCGACGCGCAAGGCGAGTTGTCGAGGATCGGGCGCAACCGAAGCTCGACGTGCTCCTTGGCGATGTCGTCCGTGTTGAAAACCCACAGCACAGACGCGTGCTCCTCGGCGATGAACCAAGGGATTGAGATGTCCGCGAGCAACGTCTTGCCCGACCGCACAGGCGCAAGGATCGCGATTTCGTGAACCCTGGGACTCTGGATGGATTGAAACGGCGCTTCAAAATGCCGCGAGCCAAGGATGGAAAACCGGCGCCGGTCGCCATAGACAGCGGGCAGCTCGGTGATTTTGTCATGCGCCCACTCCCAAATGGGTCGCCGATCTGCGGGCGCGAAAGCAGCCGCCCACTCTTGGCCTAGGAATTGTCGCGTCGTCATTCGTGCGTCTGGATCTTGGGCGGCGTGTAACGTCGCGGCTTCATAATCGGCCCCGGACAATCAATGTACGTCTTACCGTGGACAATCAACGCAACGGTTGGAAACGGCAATCGCTCAGCCCTAGCGATATCGGCCAGCCTCACGTTCCCAATTGTTGCGTTGAGTCGCATTCTCAAGACTACGTCAGGCGCAACCATGCGTTGCGAGGTCTTGTTCGCGTGAGCGCCGCGCCTAGTGATCGGGCCGGGAGCGTGCTTGTAGGAGTTGCCACGCGCAATCCTGCACACAAGCGGGATCGACGTGTTAAAGTCAAACGCTACAGCCGCCAACCTGTCGCCTCGCGCAACACGCTCGCGCATGGCTTGAATCTGCGCGTCGGAAAACCGTTTGACGACGTAGACTTTCGGAGGCTTTGGCGGCTTCTCAGCCTTCGGCGGTTTGCTCGGTTTTGTCGGCAGATTGCCAGTGCTGACGGCTGTAGCGGCCAGCATCACACGGACTCGCTCGGGGCTCAGGCCCAAGGATGCAAGGACGCTCATTTGGGCTCCTTTCTCTTAAACAGAATCGCCGCGCCTTGGAAGTCGTTGGTAACAAAAACATCCCAAGTGTTTGTTTCAAAGCTGACGGTCAACGGGCTTCCAAACAGATTTGGATTCAGCACGATCCATTGCGTCTTTCTGTTGTTTTGGATGTTTTTGTTGATCGCTGATGCGCTGGTTTGACTCGCAACCTGTTCGGTCAGCTTGTTAATTTGGGAGTGCGCGATAAGCCCAGCAGCACCGATCAGCACCAAGCAAACCCAAAACCCAATTCCCAAAAGCGCGTCCTTTGTCTGTTCGCTGATGTTCACGCCACCACCTCCTTCCTGACCTGCGCCACGGCAGCCTCGACAACCGACATCAATACGCCTTCGCGGATCACAATGTCAGCGGCTCCGCGACCTCGGGCTAGATGGTGCCGGACCCGCGCAAGGAAGCCGTCCGAGAATCGCCCGGCAGGCTTGCCCTGGATCTTGGACCGCGTCTGCGCTGCACCTCGGATCCGTGTCATCCGGGCACGGGCATTGTTAGCCTTCTGGGTTTCAGCCTGACGCTCGGCCGCCTTGTCGTTGGTCAGCAACCGCACACGCTGACGGACAGCGCTCGGCGTCTGCTTCGGCTTGATGTTTCGGAAATAGCTCACTTTGCCACCTCCTTCCCCGGACGCTGCCGAAGGGACTCCCGCCAGTCGCCAACGTAGGGGATGCGGAGAGATTTAGGAATCAGTAGTGAATTGTATCCAGCCCAATCAAAAGAATGCAAAATTGGTTTTGATTCGTAGTAAAATTGACATCCATCTTTATCCACAGCCCACCACTCCAGCCACTCCGGCACCGAGTCCCACGGGATCGCGGGCTCGTCGATCCAGGGAGACCAGTCTTTGGTTTCATTAAGCGGAAAGCCATTCGCGTCCCATTTGCCGTGCGGCAATTTATATGCAGCCAAAACACGACCGTCGCGAATTGCAAATACCTCTGCCTTCCATCCATCATTAAATTTGTAAAACTTCCCAACTTCAATCGTCGTCATTTGTTATCCTTTCTATTTTCACAGCCGCTCAACCGAAACGCTTTCTCCGTAGTATCCGTTGGATTCACCAAGCCAAACGATAACCAGTTCTCCGGCCTCGGTTTGCAGCTTGAAAGTCGTCCTAGTTGAACTTTCGCTAACGTCGGCAACAACCGAATCCTCCTCAGCAAACGTGACAACCTTGCCAATGTGGTCGTTTGTATTTCCAGTTACAGACTCAACCCGAACCCATTCGCAGCAGTCTTGCTCGTGATACAGTCGAAAAGTCGGGTTCTCTGGCGCATTGGTCACGATGCTCACGTCAATTTCTCCGGCAGCGGCGCCTTCAATCTGCTTGATCCGCAACCCTTTCAATTCAAAAAAGTTTGCATTCATTTTGTGTTTTCCATGGTTTTACCAATTTCTCTGAACTGCGAAAATAGGTCGTCAAATAGCTGAATCAGAACGAGCTTGTTAGCAGGGATCGCGTCGCCAGCTTCCGCAAAGAGCCGAGGGTATTCCTGCTCCGCTCGAATGCGGACGCCATTGACCGCGCCGGCCATAAGCCGAATCGCCTCGACCGCCTCGGAGCGCGGGATGAGCTTGGCCTCCAACTGGTCGTTTTTAATTTGAAGATTGCGGGCACGCTGACGCGCAATCTCGTCTTTGAGGTCGCTGGGCTTTTTCTCCTGCCGGTACTTCGCCAGCAACGCGCCAAACTCCTCGACGCAATACACCGTCCGCTTGTCGCTCACCTTCCGCGACCGAATCTCATTCTGCGCCAGCAGCCGCCGGATCGTGTACCTGTCCACGCTGAACCGCGCAGACATCGCAGCCTGCGTTATCATTTCCGGCTCGGGTTCAATAGGATCAGCTTCGCTCACTTGCGCTTCCTTTCGGTAACAGTAACGACGGCAACCTGTCGGGGGCTGGAATCCCTACTAACTCGCTTGGGGTTAGGGTTCACTGCTCGGCGGTCACC